ATTATCATGAAAAAACCACACGAAAAATTTTTATCTAAATCTTATAGATTAACAAGACAAGACGCTCCATTATCTTATATGTTAGCGTCAAGACATTCATCACGATTTCCATTATTACATTTTGACGAAGAAAAAGGGACAAACAGACCATTACGTTATGCACGTAATCAAAAGTCCCCTTTTGAAGATGAGCAAGATGGCAATGCAATATTAGAGCCTGTAGTATTTGAAGATGGGTTTTTAACTGTTGAAAAACAAAATCAAGTTTTACAACAATTTTTACATTATCATCCACAAAACGGCATGGTATTTGAAGAAATAAATAATGCACGAGATGCTCAAGAAGAGTTAGAGTTAGCAGAAATGCAACTTAACGCTCAAATTATGGCTAAAGAATTATCTATAGATAAACTTGTAACTGTATGTAGAGTTTTCTTAGGAGGTAGTGTAGATAAAATGTCAACAGCAGAATTAAAAAGAGATGTTTTAATGTTTTCTAAAGAGTCTCCAGAAGATTTTATGAATATATTAAATGACCCTATGTTAGAACTTCAAGACACTGTAATTCAAATGTTTAGTTCAAATGTATTGCAATTTAAAAACAATCAAAAAGACGTACATTTTAATTATAAGAAAAATAAAAAACGTATGTTAACGGTGCCTTTTGGAGAAGATCCTTATTATATTGTAGCATCTTATTTTCAAAGTGATGAAGGAATAGAGTCTTATAAAATGTTAAAAAAGAGCTTAAATCAAGAGGATTAATTTCTCTATATTTGTACTTTATTAACTAACCCCTTAATCTTATTTTTATTATGGAAAAATTTCTTTTAATTAATTCTAACGCAGCAACAATTGCGGGAGGAGACCTTTTAATGCCATGTACAAACGTAATGGCTGTAGAACAAGCAACAAATGCAACAGTAACAATTAACTTTGCTAATCAAGCGGCAGGATATACAACTTTAACAGTAACTCACTCAGCTTTACCAGCTTACTCAGCTGCAAACCCTGAGCAATGTAGAGCAATGAGAAACTTATTTGTTGACTCTATTGCAAGAGCATTATCAACAGGATGGACAACTCCAACAGCACAATTTTTTGTACCTGGATTTGCGGAATTACCAGCCCTTGCTGCAAATACAAACGTTGTAATAACTGGTATTGCTTGGTCATAATATTAACTTAAAAAAAATAATAATATGTCAGCAAAATATTTAGAAATACCAGTAAACGCTCAAGCAGTCTCTGGTACAATGACAAATGTAATTCCTTCAAGGAATGCTAATGCAATGGTTAGTGGAACCAACTCATCGTTAGGAAATGCAGCAACAGCTACTAATGCTGCAGGTGGAGTGGGCTACCCTACACCTCCAGGTGGAGGTGTGGCTACAGTTACAGGAGGCGCACAACCAGGTAGTGGTACAGGAATGCTTGTAACATTTACCCAAACAGGTGGAGTAGTAGACGTTAACACTATAGCAGTAGTTGTTGTAGGATCAGGTTATTCTATAGGAGACACAGGTACTATTACAACTGGTGATGGTCTTGCAACTTATACTATTGCAACTATAAGTAATTCAACAGCACCAACAAAAATAAATGATGCTTCTGCTTTGTTTTTAACAGGAACAAATCCTGTTCAAAATAACGACATTGTTTATAATGCATCTTTAAATGTAACTTCTGTTCAGTCAATTCAAAGTGATACAGAATTAACATTGGCAGCAGCAAATTTTCCTGTAGGTGGTGAGTCTTACTTTATTAGAAAACTTGGTGTGTTAAATAGTACAGGAGCAAATTTTTCAAGTCGTAAAATACAAGCAGGAGATATTGTTGCTAATACAACAAGAGGTAGTGGAACTACTGTATTGGCTCCAGTTACAGGAGTAAATGCGGAAACTGCTGTATTGATATCTACTGATCTTTTTACAGCTCCTGGTGGTTATGATGATACTTTTGAAATAAGACCTTTAGCAACTCAAATATATGATTCTACACAATCTTTTTTAACAACTGTTACTACAGATGATGTGGTGGATAATACTACAGATGGTGTTACGGGAACTATATTATCTATTGTAGATGACTTTAGAATTACTACTTCATCAACAGTAATGTTTGGAGATACTGATGCTTATACTATTTTTGACCAATCTTCATCTTCTAATAAAATGTATAATATAGATTCAATTATATCTACAGATAGAGGAGGTGATAACTTTACTACACTTGTTAATCTGAATTCTATAAATACGGCAGCTGACACAATTACTATTACTCATTCTGATCAAGGAACGGGTAGACTTGTTTCATCAGCTATTGAAACTGCTTTAGTTAGAGGTGCAGTGGGAATTAATCTTCCTGAACCTCCTGGCCCAGCGGTAACAAGAGTGCTAATGCCAATCTTTGGCGGTAGTCAAGTTGTAGTTGAATCAGTAGTTGTAGGCTAACCAAATTACACAATATTAAGAAGAGGCTACAAAAAAAGTAGCCTCTTTTTTTTTGCTATATTTGTAAAAGATTAAAAAGTATTTTTTATGGCTATGATAAATGAAGTTAGGAATACAGTATTAGCAATTATTAATAAAAATAATTACGGATATTTGTCTCCTCAAGATTTTAATTTATATGCAACTCAAGCGCAGTTGGATATATATGAGGATTATTTTTATCAGTATAATCAATGGATTAATAAAGAAAATAAAAGGCAATCAGGAACAGGATATGCTGATATTGTAAAAGGCTTAGTAGAGGTAATAGATTCATTTTCAAAAGAAGTTTTTTTAACTCAAGCAAATTCTAATACATTTAATTTACCTGCTGATTATTATTTAATAAATAAAATATTTTATTATCCATCTTTATTAGCAAACGGAACTACTGCTTTAGGTAATTTACCTAATACGTTAGATTCTACAGGCACACCATTTACACCATTGGGTGGGTTTAATATTGCTCAATTTCCACCTACCAGTAGTTTGGTAATAAACACTACTGCAGGGGCTTTAGCTGAAGCTTATGTAACAGCTGTTCCTACTACAAATCAACTTACTTTGTCTGATTCAATATTTTTAGTTGCATTAGGTGGAGAAACTTATTCTATATATGATAATACTAACATAACGGAAGTTGAAAGAGTTAGTCAAAATAAAATATTTTATTTAACAAGTTCAACATTAACAGCACCAACAAAACAATTTCCTTCATATGTTTTAGGAGGAAACACAATTACAGTTTATCCTTCAACTATAATGAATAATGGAGAAATAAAAGCTCAATATGTTAGATATCCTTTAGCACCTGCATGGACGTATAATACTTTACTTGTAGGAGGAGCGCCTTTATTTAATCCAAGTTTAAGCGGATTTCAAGATTTTGAATTACCTGAATCAGACAAACCAGGCTTAATAGCAAAAATATGTCAATATGTAGGAATAGAAATAAGAGAAGATATGGTGTATAAATTTGGACAAACAGAAGAAGTTCAGGATAATCAAATACAAGTATAAGAAATGGGATATATTAGTGATTATAAATATTATGAAAATAATGGTGTTAACCCAACAGAAAAAAATTGGGGTTCATATCAATATGTTGGCTTAGATGATATTGTTTCCAATTTTATGTTAATGTATCAAGGAAATAATGAAATAATAAATAACGTAGAAAGATATCAAGTTTTATTTCATGCAAAAAGAGGTATTCAAGAGTTAAATTATGATGCTATGAAACAAATTAAGATTCTACAAATGACTGTAGACTCTCAAATACGATTTGTTTTACCACCTGATTATGTTAATTATGTAAGAATATCACAATATAAACAAGGAACTTTATTTCCTTTATCAGAAAACATTCAAACAATGTATGCTCAGAGTTATTTGCAAGATGCAACTGCTGAAGTTTTATTTGATGCTAATGGAACTGCTTTAAGACCAGCCAATTCACTTTTAGACCTTGATCGTATAAAAGGTGGTGGACAAACAATGTATTTAGGACCTGGGCCTTATAATGGGCAATTAGGATATTGTTGTGATGGAGATTGGTATTTTTCTTTTGCTATTGGAGGGAGATTTGGTTTAAATACTGAAACAGCAAATATCAATCCAACGTTTACTATAGACAGACAATCAGGAGCTATATATTTTAGCTCAGGAATGTCAGGATCTTCTGTAGTTATGGAGTATATTTCAGATGGCATGAATAGTGGTGATGATACATCTATTAGTGTAAATAAATTATTTGAAGAATATTTATATGCATATATTAGATACTCATTACTAAACAACAAATTAGGTGTTCAAGAATATGTTGTTAATAGAAGTAGAAAAGATAAATCTTCATTATTACGTAATGCAAAAATTAGGTTAAGTAATATTCAACCAGGAAGACTTTTAATGAATATGAGAGGTAAAGACAAATGGTTGAAATAATATGGATATTAATACTAATTTTATAGCAGGGCGAATGAATAAGAGCGTTGATGAACGCTTAATTCCTCCAGGAGAATACAAAAATGCATTAAACGTTAGATTAGGTTCTACAGAAGCTACTGATATTGGAGCTGTAGAAAATTCTAAAGGAAACGAAAAATTAACTACTTTACAGTATGGAGGAAATCCTTTGTCCGTTAACGCTACTTGTATAGGCGCATATGCAGACGCTATAAGAGAAACTATGTACTGGTTTGTTCATGATAAAAATCCAAATGGAACTACAGTAAATTTAATTGTATCTTATAATAGTATTACAGCAATAACAACTTATCATGTTATAAGTGTTGTTGTTTTAAATTTTAATCCTTCTTATTTAATTACAGGAGTTCAATTAGTGGAAGAGCTGTTGTTTTTTACTGACAATTACAATCCTCCAAGGGTAATAAATATAAATAGGAAATACGGATTACCATCAGGAGGTGTAGATACTTTTACAGAAGATGATATAAGTCTTATTGTTAGACCACCAGGATTTTCTTCTTTTTTTAATCCTATTTCAGGTAATAGAGAATTTGATTTAGCAGTTCCTACAGTAACTCTTAATGAAACTACTAATAATGAAGAGAATTTTTTAAATGATCGTTTTGTATCTTTTGCTTATAGGTATCGTTATTTAGATAAACAATATAGTGCAACATCATTATTTACACAAGCTGCATTTCAGCCTAAAGCTTTTAATATAGAACCTGAGTCTATGATTAACGATGGGATGATAAATAGATATAATTCTGCAACAATAGAATATAGTACAGGGCCTAAAAATGTTTTAGAAATACAATTATTATATAAGGAATCCACTTCAAATGTTATATATATAATAGAAAGTTTTGTTAAAAGTGAATTAGGTTGGAATGATAACGAGAAAAAAGAATTTCAATTTTCTGCAAGTAAAGTGTACGGAACTTTAGGTTCTGATGAATTACTTAGACAATATGACAATGTTCCCCAATTATCTCAAGCTTTAACTATTCAAGGAAATAGAATAATGTTGGGTAATTATACTGAAGGATATAATATATCAACAATTAACGGTCAACTAATACCTATTAATTACTCTGCTTTATTAACTTCAGACCCTTTAACTGGAGTTTATTTAAACTCTCCATTTTCATTAGCTTTAACTAATGATAATCCCGTTACAATTACTTATTCACTTACTCCTGTAAGTCTTCTTCCTTATGTATTATATGATGTGGGTCCACTTGATTATTCAAGAATAGTTTTTGATTTATCTACTGTACCACTTCCTATTGAACAAGGTACAGTATTTGATTTTCCTATGCAATTTTATGCAGTAGAAACTTCAGGAACAACAGGGGCTGCTCTTAGCTTAGGAATTTTAAATGATGGTGCCGTAATAGGAACTGCTATTGATCCTATAAAATTAACTTTTTCATATACCGCTAACCAAGAATTTTTATCTGCTGCTGATATGATAGATTCTGATAACTTTAGAAATGCTGTAGGTGTAAATGTAAACCCAAGTACAGCCATTGCTGATGCGCCTACAGGAGGAACTTTTATGGATGTTTTTAATCGTACTATGATTGATATAGCAGATACACGAACTATAGGCGGAGAACAATATACATTTGCATTTGAAGGTTTTTCCAGTCCAACAAATCCAGCGATACTTTCTTACATTCCTACTGCTAAAAGGTTTAATCAAATTAATGGAGTGCTTGATTGTTTTTCAATAGCATTTCCTGCTGTACGGTTTGATGGTACGGTATCAGGAACTGAAATATTTAATTATTTTAGATTTGTTTTAGAAGATGTTGTTACTACTATTCCTACACCTTATCCTCCTTTACGTCCTATAATCAGCCCAATTTTTCAAGAAAATTTAAGATCTTTACATAGCAACAGAGATTATGAGGTAGGGTTAGTCTATATGGATGATTATGGAAGAGCATCTACAGCTTTAGTTAGTTCTCAAAACACTGTTTTTATTCCTTCAAGTTCATCTGTAAATACAAATAGAATTAACGTAACTTTAAGAAACAAGCCTCCATTTTGGGCTAAAAAATATAAATTTGTTTTAAAACAATCCAGGGCAACATATAATGTTATTTATGTAAGAAGATTTTATGAAGACCCAAGTGACACTTCAATAGTTTGGATGGCTTTAGAAGGAGAAGATAAAACTTTAGTAAAAGAAGGAACTCAATTTAACGTAAAAAGAGATGATTCAGGAGCTTTAAATACATCTGTAATTGCTACAGTTTTAGCTGTAGAAAATAAAGAACGAGGAGAATTTATTACTGACATTAGTTTACCAGGTTTATATATGTCTATAAAACCAAATAATTTTAATGTTACAGCAAACATAACAGATGCTATAAATTTTGGTCAAAATCCAGGTATTAATATTAGAGCTGAAGGGTCATATCCATTTTGTAATTACCCTGTACCTCAAATTTTTAACGATACATCTCAACAATATGAATTAGCACCTATACCTCAAGGGGCTATTATAAAAATTAGTTTTAGAGTTTGGAGAACTGAATGGGATCCTTTTATAGGAGGTAGCGACCCAAGTTTTGACTGGAGATGGTCTCAGACATTTGTAAGTCCTTTAGCCTATGATAATTTTTTAGAATGGTGGGTAGGTGAAAACATAGAGGCTTATGCAGGCGGAACATCTAATGATGGTCAAGCACAAATGATATTACCACCTGAAGTTGAAAATGACACACCAACTTCTACAACGCCATTTGGATTTATTGACGGAGGTAGTTCTTTAAGTCCGTCTTCTTATAGTGGTACTTTTGGACTTTTAAGTGCAGGAGATAGACCAACAACCAGAGGAGGTTTAAAATATTTGTTTCTTCAAAGAACAGCTGGCTCATTAATAGTCCCTGAAGAAAAAGAATGGTTTTTACAACTAAACGCTTATTTACCATCAGGAGGTTCATCAATTGACAAAAGACCTGCTCATGTAGATATGAATATAGAGTTTTATGGACAAGATAATCTTTTAATATTTGAAACTTTACCTCCTGATGCTGATCCTAATTTATTTTATGATTCTTCAGAAATGTATAATATTGATACAGATTTAAATGGAGATTTAGCTCATGAAGGAAATATACAAAATCAGACTATTGCTACTGCAACTCCTGCAATAATTCAATTACCATTTTTTAATTGTTTTTCATTTAGCAATGGAGCAGAAAGTTATCAAATTGAAGATAGTGCAGTTGGTAAAGCTTTAACATTAGGACAACGAACAACAGCTATATCTAATATTGAATATGCAAAACAACTAAGACAGTCAAGTATAACATATAGTGGTATTTATTATCCTTCTTCGGGGTTAAATAACAGTAATGAATTTAATTTAGGTTTAGCAAATTTTTCAGATTTAGAAACAAACTTTGGTCCTGTAATGAAATTACATTCCAGAGAAACAGATATATTAGTATTACAAGAAGATAGAATATCTTATGTTTTAACAGGTAAAAATATTATTAGCGATTCAGTAGGAGGGGGAGCAATAGTTTCGGTGCCAGAAGTTTTAGGAAAACAAATAGCTCGAATAGAAGAGTATGGTATAAGTTTTAATCCTGAAAGTTTTACATCTTGGGGTAAGAATATTTATTTTAGTGATACAAAAAGAGGAGCTATAATACAATTAACAGGAGGAGCTGTTAATAATGAATCATTAACAGTTATTTCTGACACAGGAATGAGGTCTTATTTTAGAGATAAATTTATTACTCAATTAAATACACAAAAATTAGGAGGGTATGATCCTTACATGGATGAATATGTTTTTTCTTCTAACACTAAATTAATACCAGTTAAAACTCCTGTTTCTCCTTGCGGAAGAGTTATTACTCCTCAATCGCAATCAGCAACTTATAATGTTAGCATTGAAGTAGGAGCAGTAGTGGGAACTGTTAATATTGGTTATAATATTTCTAATCCAAATACAGCAACATTAGATATTACAGCAACATTTAATGGTGTAGATACAATAGGAACAGCATTATCTGGAGCAGGAGGCTTAAAAGTTGCTAAAACAACTATGTTTCCTACAACAATAGATATTACTGTTATACCTTCTGAAAAATGTACTTACAGTATAGATCCTAAGTGTATAACAGCAAAATCTGACACTTTTGTAACTCAATATGTTTTAGCAGCAGCTCCAAGAAGTAGAAACCCTCAATTTCATTTTGGATTTAATTGGACAGATGGAATATATATAAGTCCTGTAAGTAATAACTTAGCAAGAAACGTAACCCCATCACAACGTGACTGTCCTCCTTCTTTTGGAACAATAAGTATTGTATCAGACAGTGGTATTGCTTCTTCAGGTGTAATACCATATGGGGGAACAACAATTAATATGTTTGTAGACTCATTAGACTATCCAAATCAAGATAATGTTAAGTTTGATGCAAGTCGTGGACATAAAATGTATGCTTTTACTCAAAGAACAATCATAGCAGGGTGTAATCAAAATTTAATTTCTGATTTATCAACTAAAACTCCTTTAACTGTTGTTAATAATATAGACAATAAATTTGAAGCACAGTACACTAATTTACCAATATCACTAACAACATATTCAAATACCAATTCACCAATAGCTCCTGCAAATTATATAGCTGACAATTCAGTAGATTTTACTACATTAACATTTTATGTTAATGATATTGTTACAGCTGCATCAGGATCTGTTGGTAAAATTCTTACTATTGCCCCTAATTTAATACAGACAGGAAACAGTCTCACTGGTGTTCCTGAAATAATAGTTGCTCCAGGAGAAGGCTATACTATAACACGAGTTAATGTACCTCAAGTAATATTAGTATATGATATGAGAGATAAAACAGGAGCTGCAGGGTGTAGAGATAGTGATACCAATCTTGTTTGTACTTGTGTTGGGCTATGCACTCCTAATGTTATGACTGCTGACCCTCAAGCATCTCCACTTGCTGCTTGTTTAAATGGTTCAGGACAGTTTCCTTATAATGGAAGTTTAGTAGGAAGAAGTCATGATGGTGCTGGACCTATTCCTGTGGTTGGGAATATGATTTATAATGCTAACTTTACAACTTGCGACCCTACTGATGTACCTGCTGATGGATGGTATTCTGTTTCAGATCAATGGAGTAATAATTCTAATATAGTAATACAAATAAGTAACGGTATATGTATTGCTTCACAAACACAAACTTGTTAAAATGCCAACGACACTAAATATATTTTTTGATGGAACTTTTTTTTGTAGCGCAACCGCAATTTTTTTAGATGCAGACTTAACTGTTTTTGCTGAATCTGATTTTTATGCGTTTGGGGGGTTTAAAAGATATTGGAATAAAACAACAGGAGTGTTAGGAGATTGCGAAACTTGTTAAAATAAATTATGGCAAACGAAGAAACTTTATCTTATAGCGAAGGGTCCAAAGGATGGCCTTCATTTTACTCTTATATTCCTGAATACATGATGGGAATGAATAGTTATTTTTACAGCTTTGATGGCGGTAATCTTTATAGGCACAACACTAATCCACTAAGAAATAATTATTACGAACAACAATATAGTTCATCTATTACAGGAGTTTTTAATTTTAGACCTCAACAAATAAAAGTATTTAAAACAATGTCTCTTGAAAGTAATGCGGCTTGGGAGTGTAAAGAACTTATTACAGATTTAAATACAGGATCTATGTTAGACACTTACTTTGAACAAAAAGAAGGGGAGTGGTTTAGCTATATAAGAAATACATCAAAAACTTTAGACTTTAAATTAAGGTCTGCTAATGGATTGGCTAATTTATTAAGTTCAGCTGCTGCAGTACCTGCAAGTACTATAACTTTAACTTTTTCTGAAGATGTAGGAAGTATTATTAATTATGGCGATCAAGTATATTTGCAATCGGGAGCATCTAATACATTAATTGGAACGCTAACATCTAAAAAAGCTAAAAGTATAGAAGTTTTATATACAGGGATTTTCCCAGTGTTAAATCCTGGAGACTTTATATTTTATTATAAAAACCCTATAGCAGAGTCAAATGGAGCAAGAGGATATTTTTTACAATTTACATTAGAGCTTCCTTTAACAACAATAACACCAGTTGAGTTGTTTTCTGTAGGCAGTAGCATCATGCAAAGTTATCCATAGAATTTATTATCTTTGTGATAATGAGTTTTAATATAAAACCACTATCCGATGATGATTATGACAATGTGTTATGTGATTGGTGGAATGATTGGAGATGGACACCTCCTGCGAAGGATTTTTTACCTGAAACGGGGTATATGGTTTATTATAATGACGAACCTATATGTGCAGCATATATGTATATAACAAATTCTGATGTAGTTCTTTTAGAGTGGGTTATATCTAATTTTAAATTTAAAAATAAAATAATTAGAAAAGAAGCTTTATATATGTTAATAGAAACAATAACATCGTTATCTTCTAATTTAGGAAAAAAATATATATATTCACTTTTAAAAAATAAACCTTTAATTGAGTTATATAAAGAGTTAGGATACATAGAAGGAGAATCAAACGCAACAGAAATGATTAAAAAAATATAATATGGGAGCAATAACAACAATAGCTATTGGTTTAGGAAGCGCAGGTTTAAGCTTTGCACAAGCTTCTAAAGCTGCAGAAGACAATAGAAAAGCAAACAGACAGGCCGCTAAAGAAATGGCGAAATTAAAAGACAGAGCAGGAGTTAAGTTTACTGATAAGCTTAGTTTAAATACAGATTTATATGAACAGCAGTTTGAGCAAAACTTACAAGTAAATGCAGATTTAGTAAATGCTGCAAGAGAAGCGGGACCAAGAGAGGTTGCTGCATTAGCAGGAAGAATAGGTGCGTCTCAAACGGCAGCCAATGAAGCTGTTCGTCTTTCACAAACAGATAGGTTACAAGAAATTGAAGCGTTGCAGATGGGTGAACAGAGTGAGATAAATCAACAGCTTTTAGCTATTGAAACGGCTCAGTTACAAGATAAGGCAGCAAGAGATGCACAAACAAGACAGGTTGTGGCGGGGGCTACTATGAGTGGTATTAATTCTTTAACAAACATGGCTACTACACTGGCAAAAGATATTCCTGAAAACCCTATGAGTAAAGATACAAAAGCTTTAAAATCTACATTAGATAAAAACAATATATCTTATGCAGATTATACAGCAAATCCTGATCAGTATAAAAATTTATTTTTTAATGCAGACGGTGGTCCTATTGAAGATGGTTTAATGAGTTTAGGCACGCTTCCTGCAGGATTAGAAATGCCTAAACCTTCTGTAAATAAAGATGGAAGTGATCCTGTAATTCAAAACACATTGGACTTGCAAAAAAAGCAGTTAAATCAGTTAATAGATATGGATGCAGGGCCTATCACTCTTGGTGGTTTAAGTGATAAAGAATTGATGGATGAGTCTATAGTAGAAATGAATTATAACACAGGTCCAAATCCAAATAATATTATAGGTCAACAAAGAAATTCTGCAATTCAAGCAGCGGGGGGTTCTTTAGCTCCACCTCCTACTACTCAAGACCCTAATATGGGTATACCAGGTTATGTACCACTTCCTCAAGTATCTTATGATGATATATTACTTAAGTACGGAATTAAATCACAATTTTAATTATGGCAAGACAAAATATAAATTTTAACACGTTTGTTCCTGAAGATTTAACTAAATCAACTATTGATTGGGGAACAGTTGCCTCTGGTTTAACAACTCAATTAAGTGCAATAAAAAAAGAAAAAGAACTTAAATTAAGTGAAGAAGAAGATAAGACGTATGAAGCTAATAGAACATTGCGTGATCACGAACAGTATGATAACAACACGCTTAATAGTTTAGTTATTGATGCTTCAGGTGGAGCTCAAGAGTTTTTATCTATACAAAATAAATTATATACAGACGGATTAATTAATCAAACAGATTTAACTAAAGCAAGAGATCGTATTTCAAATAATTTTGCAGATTTTAGTAAAGCTGCTAAAAATTATGATAAGTCTTATAAAGAATATCAAGAACGTATAAAAGCTGATCCTTCAACAAATTTTGCAGGCTCTTCATTAATTGAACAAAATTTTGCTAAGTCAGCATTAGCTTTTGGAAACTTAAAAGGTTTAGTGCAATATGTAAACCCTACATCGGGAGATATTTCTTTAGTTAGACCTAATGAAGATGGTAGTATACCAAAAGACCCTTCTAAACATATGCCTTTTACAGGGATGAATAAAAGATTAGGTTTTAGATTAGATAAATTTAATGTACAAGATAGAACAAGTGCTATAGTAGATGGTTTAGGTATTACTATGAAAGAGGCAGGTCAAATTGGTGATGCTACTAAATTCTGGGAAGGACAGTCAGCTAAGGTATCTAAATATATAGATGGATTTATGGTTAAAGATTTAGATGTTGCAAGTGTATTGGTAGACTCTATGGGTCAAGATTATTACACTACAACAGATTTAAATGATACTAATGAAAATGCTATACATATAGACTATTCTGAAGACAATCAACCTACTATTATAAAAGGAGACAGATGGACAAAACAAGAATTAGCTGCTAAAGAATATTTAGAAGAAGTAATGAAAGATCAGATGGACAGTAAAATAAAAGCTGTTAGAACAAGAGATGGGTCTTCTAAAGTAGATGATCGTAGAAATGAAGAGTTATGGAGAAAAACAGAAAGACCGTTACCTGATTTTGCACAACCAAGAGTGATAGGCCCTAATCAATTAAATACTACAGGACTTGATTATATAGAAGATGAATTAGAAAAAGATGTTGGTAGGGGATCTTCGGATTTAGGTAGTTCTGATACAGATGCAGAAATACAATCTACTTATTATGACGCTACAAAGTCATATGTTCCAGCGCCAGTGCAACAGTTTTTTAACAATAGTGGTCAAGGTTTAAGTATAAATTATATAGATGGTAAATCAATTAAAGAAGTAGTAGACCCATCAACTGGTGAAAAAACATATGAAGTTTATTACACTGTAGTAGGTGGTTCACAAAGAGGAGGAAGAGGAAAAGCCTATCGTATTCCTGATGCAGATTTAAATAATGGAGCAACAAAAAATTCATTTAAAACATGGCAAGAAGCTGAAAGACAATATGAAGGTGCAGGAAGGAACGGTAAGAGAGAAGATGAATTTATGGTTGTGGAGCTTGGAGGAGAACGTTTAGTAATACCTAAGATAAGAGGAAGGTCAAATGCAAATATTTGGGAACTTGTGCAATCAGATGTTATAAATCCAGCTATAAATAAATATAATAATGATAAGTATAATGAAATTTATGGTGAAGATATGCCAGGGTACACAGCACCTAATAGCGGAACAGGATCAAATTACAATACATAAGCATAATGAACGAACAAGCTATACAAGACGGATATAAATATTTTAAAGAAACTGGATATAAAGGTTCTTTAGAAGATTACGTGCAATTAATGGCGACAAATCCTAATGCTGTAAAAGATACTTATAAATATTTTAAAGAAACAGGGTATAATGGCTCGGAACAAGATTTTAGTGTTTTATTTGGTATTGATAAAGGTGTAAAAAAAAAAGATCAGCCTCAACCCGTTCCAGTGGATTCAGATGGTTCTGGGGACATGGAAATTACGGAGGAAGTTTTACAAGAAGAGGAGGGAGTTCAGCCTATTTCTTCGGCTTATTTAAACGAACAAAATCTTGATTTTAATCAAGCAGAAGTAAAACCTTATAGTCCTATAGGGTCTGACTCTCAGATGGAAAATTTATCGGTAGGAGAAAAAAGCACAGCTTTAGAGCGTACTTTTGGTAAAAATGAATTTACAGATTTCTTTGGAGATATGTGGCGTGCAGGAGTTCAAGGGCAAGCGCAAGGAGGTACAGTAGATGAAGCTTTAGAACTTATGGGTAAATCCAGGACGGGAATGGATATTACTTCAGATGATATTCAAGATTTTTTAGCAGCTCAAAGCAGAATGCAAAATGCAGGGGTGTCTGATGAGATGAAAGATTTTAATCGCATTTACGCAGAAAATGGTGGTGGTGCATGGGGATGGGTAAAAGGAGTTATTGCTAACCCAAGTACCATAGGACAATTATTTGTTTCTTCAGTTAGCGCTATGTTAAACCCTACTGTTTTAGCAGGTGCGGCAGTAGGAGGTTTAGGAGGTTCTGCAGTTCCTGTTCTTGGAACAGCTTTAGGAGCTTTTGCAGGTGCAGGTGTGACATTAGAAACAGGATTGACTTTTGCAGAACTTTTACAAAAAGAAGTTTTAGATAGAGGGTTGAAATTTGATGAGGCAGGTGTAAGAGATGTTTTAGAGAGTGATGATGCAATGAGTAGTATAAGAAATAGGGCGGCAGCAAGAGGAGCTGTTATTGGAGCTATTGATGGTATTGCTTCTAAAGTAGGTATTAAAGTAGGGGCAAGAACTTTAGGTAAGAAAGCAGCATATGGCGTAAAAAAAAGTCTAAAAGCAGGAGTTAAAGTAGGGGCCATTGAGGCTGTAGGAGGGTCTCTTGGAGAAATAGGAGGTAGACTTGCAGCAGGTCAAGAAATGGATGCAGCAGAAATATTATTTGAAGGTGCGGCAGGTACAGCTACACTTCCAGGTACACTTGCAATATCAGCATACAAATCTCCAAAATATTATATTAATAAAAGTAAGTTTGATGAGTCTCAAAAAGATTTAACAAGAGTAGACCCTGATGTTATGCAAGATATGGTATACAATTCTTCTGATAAAGATTTTGCAGCAACAGAAATTACTATAACCAACAATCCTGAATTAAAAAAAGTTGCTGAAGAAAGAAGAAATAAAATAAAACAAAAAGCAAACGCTCAAAAAGAAATTTTAGATGCTAAACCTGATATTCCTCAAAAAACTTTAGACAAATTAGTTCCTTTACAAGAAGAATTAAATAAATTAGAGGGAAATAAATCACAGGCTGCTAAGGAAAGAAGAAAAAAAATAATTGCAGAAATGCAGGCAATTGAAGAAACAAAAGTAACTGAAACAACTAAAGAAACTAAAGAAACTAAAGAAACTGTTGAGACTACACCTGAGACAAAAAAAGAAGCAAAATCTTTAGCTGAAGAAATAGAAGTAGAAACAGAGGTAGAGAATACCTCTGAAAATCAAACAGAAGTAGTAGAAGAGACGGTTAAAGTTGTTAAAGGAGATGAAATTAAAACTAATCAACCTGTTAATATAAAGTATAATAGAAACAAAGAAAAGTCCCCCGATATGGGTTCTGAATTTGGACAAGATGTTGAAGCAAGCGGAATTTATATTACACAAGATAATGGTTTTACTCCTGATGGTTTTGAATCAGGAACTGCAGATATTAAATCGCCATTAGTTATTGAAGTTACAGATGACACACAAATTGAATATAAAAGAGAGTTATCAAAAAAATACAAAGGAAAAAAAGGAAAAGCATTATCTAAAGCTTTAATAAAAGATGGTTATGATTCTATTATAACAAAATACGAAGATGGAACAACGGGTGAAATAATTATATTAGATGATAGCATAATAAATAAAACTGAAATTAAACAAGATGCCAATACAGAGCAAAGCACAACTACGATACCTGGCCAAGAACAAACCACAACTACTCCAGAGGTGGATCAAGGAAACGCCAAATCTGAAATCCCTTCCAGAAAAAGTGAGTCCGATACAAAAGTTGAAAAACAAAAAACAGACACGCAAAAGAAAGCGAAAGTAAAAGAATTAAAAGCTATAGCTCCTAATGCTTATGTAAATGAATCTGATTCAGGATCACGTAAACGTTCAGAGAAATTTATAAAACCAACAAAAAGAGCTTTAGCTGCTTTAAAACGATTAGCACCTAAAGTAATGGTTGTTATTCATGAAACGGAAGCAGACTATCAAAACGCTACAGGTAACAACAAAGTAAGATCAGCTGGATTATTTAACCCTAAGACTAATATTATACATATAAATGCTGATATTGCAAATGCACGTGTATTACAACACGAAGTATTTCATGCTATATTAAAAAATAAGTTAGGATCAGAATCTAAAATTGCTGCACTTTCTGACAGAATGATGAAGGCTCTTGCTAAAGCAGATTTAAGTCCTGAAGCAAAAAAACAAATTGATAAATACCTTAATTTATATAAAAAATATAACAAAGGAGATAAAAAAAGAATGGCTTTTGCTAACGAAGAATACATGGCAGAGGTATTTAGTTTTTTAGCTAACAATATGGCTACTTTAAAAGCTCCTGAAAAAACTATTGTACAAAAATTTTTAAGTAAGTTAAGTAATTTGTTAGGGTTAACTGCAGAAGATATTATTGCAACTGATAAAGATATGATTGACTTGATAAACGTAATTGCAGGTAAAGTACAGACAGGAGAAACAATTACTAAGTCAGATGTAAAACAACTTGATTTATTTGCTGGAGGTAAAAATGTTAAAAATCCTTCAGCTGCTTTAAAGACAATGATTTATGGTGATTTTGAAATCACATATACAGAAGATGAAAAGATAGCTGAGTATATAAAAGATGGATTGATTAAAGAACCTAAAACTGTCAAAGAAATATTTGAAGGCATGGGTAATAATGTAGAGGTTTCTGTTCATTCTCCTGATGATATGCTTGCAGGTGAAATAAAATATAAAGGAGAACAAATATTTGAAGGATCAGGAGGAATATTTTTTGTAACTAAATTTGGAGATGTGTGGGCTTCAACTGAAGCAGCTGCAGAACAAATAGTAAAAGCTTTAAACAAACAAATAGACAAACAAGGTAAAGCTTTTTTGATGTTGGCTAAAGGTTCAGATCAAAAATTAATGAGTAGTGCTTCGGGTGTTCAAGGTGCTATGAAAATTTTAGATTTAATGTTAGATAATAATATATTTTCAGCGTCTGAATTCAGAGCTGCCGTAAGTAGGGCGGTAACAAGAGAACAAGCAAGACTAACAACAAAAGCTAAAAAAGACAAGAAACCTGCTCCAAAGTTTAAGCCTTTTAAATTAAGAAAAAGTGCAAAAGATATAAAGAAAGATATTGTAAAGTTATTTAGCGATGAAAAATCAGGAACATTTGAAACAAGAGGTAATATAGTAAAAGGTATTGCTGATTCTTTAGCAGCAGCTAAGTTAACTTCAGAACAACAATTGAGGGCAGCTGAGTTTTTAGGTGGAGATACTAAAAGAAAAGTTGGTGTAGGATCAACAGTACAAGCAAAAACAGGGAAAGCTTTACAGCAAGGTCTTTCTGACTTATTAGCTTTAGCAATGGCAGAAAATATCACTAAAGGATTAAGCACAGGAGATATATATGGAGTTATAGAAGTTAATCAAAAAGTAAAAACTTTTGATAGTAAACATCCAAGTTATGATAAGACTATAAAAATTGTTGATGAAAATGGTAAACCAGTTGAAGGAAAAGAAGGAAAGCCTATATTACATTTACCTCAAGACAGAGAAGCTGGTTCAGAAGTATTAGTACCAAATTTTGGTAAAGAAAATACTTCTACATATAGCCCAGGTCAAGTTCCTACAATGACAGGTGAAGTTAATATGAGTGAAGTAAAAACTTCTGTATTTGTTTTGTTTGACAAATCAGATACTGTTAATGATGTAGTAGCAAAAGCTCGTGGTAGAGATTATAGTGATGCTGCTATATATGAATACTTACGTAACAACAGAAAATTAACTGTAGATGCTGCACGAGCTGCATTAGAACAAAAAACAGGTGAATTCACTGGTATGCCTTTTGAATTTACTCGTGTAGAAGATAACAAAGGACAAACTTTATTTAATGAAATTACTTATGAAATAAAGAAATGGATGAGAAAAAATCCTAACGCCACTTCTATTCAAGTAGCCAAAGAATCTTTAAAGATACTAAGAAATAATGATATATTTAAAGCACAATATAAAACAGTTAAAGCTCAAGTAGAAATAAGTTATGCAGGTTTTCTTAATAATATAAAAAGTCAAGTAATTAAAAAAAGAATTGCAAGATTAAAACGTGATTTATATTTAAGAAAACAAGGAGAAATAGATTTAAGAAAAGTACAATTACAACTTAAGCAATTAATAGATAAATATTTACCTGCTGAAGCTACTTATTCTAAATCAGAAGTTAAAAACTTACTTACTTTGGTAGCTAATTCTAATGCTGATTCTATTTTATCTGTAGGAGAGAAAGTATTAAAAACAGTAAATCGCAAAAGAGATCAAGTTAAAAATAATATTATTTTTGACATGAAAAAAATTCTTAATAAAGCTTTAAAAGAAACAGGAAGCAGACCTAAAGCAACAAGTGTAGAAGCCCAAGGTAAAGAGTTTTTTAAAGATGTTATTGATGTCATCAGAGCTGTAACACTTCCAAATACAATTGGAAAAGGAGAGACGGCAAGCAAAAGAACAGTGGCCTTATCTAAATTATCTAATCAAATTAAAGCTAACGAAGAAGCAACCAATATAGCTTTAGAAAAAGAAAAACGTAATGAAAGATTAACTGTAGCAGAAGTTAGATTAATTAATAGAGTATTAGCTTTTGACACCTATTCTAATATACAAAACTTAGAATTAGAAGCTGTAAAAGATTTATATAATTTATTAAAACAAGAGAAAAAAGCCTCTATTGCTATGTTAAATGCATCACGTTTAGAAAGAGCTGAAATCAACAATGATATTTATAATCAAGCAACTTCAGAAATTAGAGAAAACCATCCTGAGTTATTTGATAAAGTAACAGGAGAAGTTCTTGATAGCGAAAAAATAGATCAGATAAGAAATCAAATGTTTTCTGGTACTCTTAAAAACAAATTAACAAATTGGTGGAATCAATATAAATTTACATCTGGAATAGGTATTGCAAATTTTTTTAGAAATCAAATGTCTCATTTAGGAACACTAATGAACTTATTAGATAATGTTGCTAAAAAGAATACATTCTTTTATGAAAACGTTTATCAAGCAATGAATAGAATGCACACTAAAGCTTTAAGTGGCTATTACAATCAACAAGAAATTTTAAATAATATTGCTGCTACTATCCCTGGTATAGAAAACTTTAAAGATTGGAAATCTAAAATACCTTTTGGGATTAGAGAATTAATGTTAAATGATAAAACTAAAGCCCAATATAATATTGGTCAATTAATAAGAATTTATGCTTTATCTAAAAACGCTGATCAAAGAATTAAATTAGAAGCTAATGGATTTGGTCCAAAACAATTACTACAAATAGAAGAGTTTATCGGAACAGATGCAATAGAGTTTGCAGATAAAATTGTAGAGTATTTAAGCACAGATTATTTTGAAAGCATTAATGATGTTTATCTGCAAAATAATTATGTTAATTTAAATCCTGTGGAAAATTATTTTCCTACTAAAAGTATTTCTGCTGCTAATCAACAAGAGCTACAAGGAGGTAATTTTAGCCAAGTATTTAATCAAGAAAACAATTCGGCTACTAAAAATAGGACTGACTTGACAGGTAAAATAGATACTAAGGAGACTTTTACTGACACATTAGAAAATCATATTTCACAAATGGAACGGTATAAAGCTTATGCTCCAGGTGTTAAAAATTTAGAAGCTATTTTTAAAGTTCCTGCTGTTAATACCTTATTAACTGAATTAGGGGTTAAAAAAACTATATATAACTCTATTAATTTAGCTTTAAACCCTCAAGCAGGAATGATAAATAGAACAGTTATAGATAAAATAATGACTAAATTTACAGGTTTTGCTTTATCTTTTAAGGCAGTTCAGTTGCTTAAACAATCTACATCATTTGTAAATGCTTTTGAAGAATATGATGGTAATATTGGTGAGTTTATGATAGGAATGGCTAAAGTAATTGCTAACCTTCCTTATTACATAAGATTAGCTAAAACAATATCACCTGATTTTACTGATCGTTTGCGTAAAGGTTTAGAAGGAGATATTTATAGGTTAGAATCAGGAAGTAGAATTATGAAGCCTATAGAAAAAAGACTTACAGGATCTGATGCTGAAGGAAGAATAAATCGTGCAGTTACTTTCTTTAAAAAAGCTGCAGCCTCTCCAACTGTTATAGGAGATGTTATGGGAGTAATGGGATATATGGTAAATTATGAAAGAAATTTATCTAAAGGTATGTCTAAAGCAAAAGCAGCAGAAACTTTTAATAATTATAATGCTACTCAACAATCAAGAAGAGACACTGATAAAATTCCACTTCAACAAAGTCAAAGCGCATTTGTTCGTCCATTTACAATGTTTGGAAGTACTTTGTTTTTACAAATAAATAAGGTATTACAAGCACAATCTAATATCATGAAGTCTATTGCTGAAAAAGGAAAAGTTAGAGATGTAAAAAGCAAAGATATTAGAGCTTTAGCTTTAAATTTTGCAGGAGCAAATGTAATGTTTGCTTTAGCTGCAAATATAGCTTTATTAATAAAAGGTGATGATGAAGATAAGGAGGTAGCAATGAACAGAGTAAAAGATGCAATGTACGGATTAAACTTATTATATCAAATACCTCTTTTTGGATCAGCTGCAGAAGAAGGAATTAATAAAATAAAAGGTAGAAAAGGTTTTAGTGATGATGTTGTTAATCCTTATAAGGCTATAAGTAGAAAAATATTTAAGGCTACAAAAGATAAAAGTCTTTCTAAAGGAATACAACCTCTTGTAGAGATAGGCTTAGGAGCTCAATTAGACCCTTTTATTGGCCTGTATAATATTTTTGGAGCAACAGATAAGGATCAAGATAAAGCTGTGTATAGTGTGTTAGGAATTAGTCCTTCATATCAACCAGCTTTAGGTAAGTCATATTCAAAAGAAGATTTAAAATTTATTAAAGAAACTAATCCTGAATTATACGAGCAACTACAAAGAAATAAAAAAGGCAGTACTAAATTAAAAAGTAAATCTGTAATGAGAGTAGAAAATCCTGAATTATATTATCAATTATATGGAACATACTAATTTTGACGAAGACATATGTTTTAACAATACCTATCTTTTAATAACAGGTAAAAAAACTATTGAAGAATTTTTAGATTCAGATGCAGATCTGTGGTTTTTACACAATCCTGAAGACCAACCATTAAGACATAATAATCCTATTTATGAAGAGCTTTTAACTTATTTTATTTACACTGAAGAGTATGAAAAATGTCAAGAAATTGTAAATTTGCAAACAAAACTTAAGCAAATTATATATAATTAATTTATTTCTTCTAATGATTTTATTTGATCAGGGTAATCTCTATTCCTATTGTACTGTTCAACAGCCTCTTTCTCAAAATTTTTCTTGTAATTTTTTCTCTCAGCTTCTAATTTATAGTAAGAAAAAGCTTGCATTCCTACAACATGAGCATCAGTAGGGAAAAAATATTTCCATCCTTTTGATCTTCCTCTATTAATGTAATAACAAAAAGCTACAGCTAACTTACCTGTGTTTTTTTTAAAATTTACTACAGCAGAATCATCTGATGTAGGTATAATTTCATCTACATTAAATGTTTCGTTGTTTACGTTTCCACTTCTTGTTTTGTTTGAAAATCTTTCTGCAACTGTTTTGCAGAAAACGTCTAATTCTTTTGCTCGTTCTTTGTTCATGATGGCCAGATTATTATTATTTGTATTCTATTAGATTTCCTCACTTAATGATTGTATTAAGTCAGCAAGAATTTTGATTAAATCCTGAGCTTTTTTCTTTGCACTTTCATGCTCCCTATCCATTAAATCTTCATAAAGCTCGTCACTAAAATCATGTATATTATTAGTAATATACTTAATATGATTAATAGATGATTGGTCTTCTGGTGCAATTCTTGACATTTATACTTGGTTTTATCAAATATAAAAAAAAATACATCTTATCCTAATTCATTAGGATTTTTTATATAACAATTTAATAATCTTAAATCAAGATATTCATCCATAGAGATTAAACAAATGTTTGATAAGATGGAAGGACCTTTATTTAGCCTAATAATTTCTAATGCAAAAGTTATATTATTTTTATCAATATCAACAATACAACCTCCTAAAATTTGAGAAGTCAATAAATTTATTGGAACTTCTTGTAAATTATTTTGTATAAAAGAAGCTATTTTAATGGCTTTTACAATTTTAAATTCTTCTTGCAAATTTTCTATAAATTCATCTTCCACACTCCATTTAGTCTCCTCTGTAGATTTCAGTTTTAATTCCATGTTCTTTTAATTGTTTTAGTCTAAACTTCTGTAGCATAGATACTTTACCATCAGGCTTTTTTATTTCAGAAAATAATACATCTGAATTTTTAGGTATAGCTATTAAATCAGGTATCCCATTTCTATTTGTTACTGTTAATTTAATAACATAATAGCCTTCATCTTCCAATTGGTTTATTCTTTTCAATTGGATTTGATTCTCTGTCATTTTACAAATCTAA